ACCGATACGAAATACAACGGTTGGACGAATTACGAAACGTGGGCTGTGAAGCTATGGATCGATAACGAAGAATCCACATACAACTACTGGACACACCAAACTGGCGCAGTGTGGCGTAACGCCGAACACGATCACCCGAACTACTTCACCCGGTCGGAGTATGCCCGCTTCACTCTCGCGGACGAATTGAAAGATTCGCTTGAAGAAACGAGCGAATCGGTACTACAAGAGATGCCCTCGACCTCGCTTTGGTCTCAACTGCTTAGCGCGGCACTGTCAGAGGTGAACTGGCCAGAGATCGCCGACAACATGCTCAGCGACACAGACGGATACGAACGCGCAGAGTGACTCCGGTTTACCCCGGAGCGTAATGCGGCACACCGGTCACAAGCCCGGCGAATCCTTCACCGCAGAATAAGAGAGTCCCAAAATGCCCGAGCCACTTCTCCACGCCGAGGCAATCATTACCCTGATTGTCACCGCGGTCACTTTGATTCTATTTGTCTGGCAACGCGACCGGAGCCGACCGTGAGCATTTACGAAGGCACCATTACGTTCACGGTGCGCTTTGCTTCCGATAACGGTTACGAAGCTGATGAGGCACTCAAAGACATAGCCACCGAAATTCAATCCGCGTTTCACGATGACCTACCGTACGACGAAGTCTCCGGCGAGATAGACGAAGACCGGGTTTTTGACGAAGCCGGATCACTCATCGTCGATTGGACTACAGGTAAGGCACACACATGAGCCGCCCGATTCAATTCGTCGACTATGCATGTGGCCATTCCGTACCCGTGTCTGGCGGCACCTCAGCGAAGGTCGACCGCCCGTGCACCGATTGTCTGGCCGCGTCCAGTTTGCGATCGCCGAAGACCCGCCAGTTTATCGCGTTGTCGGTAATGCTCGGCTACAAAACGCCTAAAGGAGAGTCCCAACCATGACACCCGACACCGGATGGCCGCATGTCGTCATTTTCGACTCAGATTCAAACCCTATCGCTGCATATCCGTGGAGCGAAGCCGGCGACACCGATGAGCTTGCGCAGGATACGCCGTTGAATATCGGCTGTGCCATCCTCGAACACTTCGCACTCGTCGACCGCACCACGCGCGACAATGCTGAACTCGGCATTGAAGCGGCCACCGACCACCTCATCGTTATGCGCGCCACGTTGCGCCCCGACGACCCGTTCTACGGCGGACCGAAGTCGTGAACGAGCCGCTTTATCGCATCTGCGATATCGCCGGCTACATCGTCGGCAAAGACTACACAGCGGAAGCGCTCGGGCCGGCACTGGCCCGGTCTCTGCGCAAGAAAGGTTGGCGAGCTCAACTTACCGTCTACCGTGTACCTGAAGGCGACACGTACCGATGCTCCACGACATCACGTGCGACCTCGACAAAGACTGCACGTGTCCAGCCGGCGAAGACCCGATGAACCGGCTAGAGCTGCGCGCATGGCGCGAACAACGCGATCTGACGCAGATGCAACTCGCCGAGATCCTCGGCGTCGATCGCATCACACTCTACCGTTGGGAAAGCGGCGCCTCCACGGTGCCGCCCTTCCTTGCGCTCGCATTGGCACACCTGGACCACCTCGGCACCACCGTGCCGCGTAAAACAGCCGTCTCGTAATCCACACCAAGAAAAGAGTCCCAATCATGGCACTTCATCTCAAACCGGCCGAACACGACGCCGACCCACCGACCGCTTGGACAGTCGTCAAGATCAACGATCGCCTATGGCACCTCGATAGTTCACAGGGCGGCACATTCCAGAACTTCACCACTAAGAAAGCCGCCGAAGCCGCCAAGACTGCTGGTTGGCTAGTAAATCTCTATGACAAGGAAGGCCGCTGGTTTCGCGGCGAACCTGTCGCCGGCTGGAAACCCTACCGATGACACGCTACGGCTGTGGCCACGGTGAACCCGGCGAAGAGGTGCCCTGGCCATGCAAGGACTGCAAAAACCTACCCGAGTGGCGCGCGTGGCGCGCGAAGAGCAACAGCGACGCCCTGCGCGGGGCCGGCATAACCCTCGCTGCGCTCGCAGTCATCATTCTCGTGCTCGTCTTCGTACAGCACCTCGGATAGACTCACAGCGCGTGGTGCGGCCACCACGTCACATACTGCAAAGACCACCCCCGGCCCGTCTGACCCCGTAGCCGTGGGTGGTTTTTTGTATTCTTGCGTCGAGCAGCGTGGCTGTCCAACTCGCACGTGATGGAACCCTCCGCGGAAAGCGGCTGGGCCCGGCTGTCGGCATGCGACCGCCCTACACGCCACACGGTGCCGCACGCGAGCTGATGCGCAACCACGATCGCGAGGTGCTCGTGTCAGGGCCGTCAGGCACCGGCAAAAGCATGGGTTGCCTGCAGAAGATCGACCTGGCCGCGAGCCAGAAGCCAATGCGCGCGGCGATCATACGCAAGCTCAGGACTGCCCTGACCCAGGCTGCCCTGGTGACGTATCGCGAAAAGGTGCTGCCGCCGCCGCCGAATGCGATCTGGTTTCACCACGAGGATCAGGAATTCCGCTACCCCAACGGTAGCCGCGTCGTTGTGGCCGGGCTGGACGATCCGCGCAAGGTATTGTCGACAGACTTCGACCTGATCTATGTCCAGGAAGCTACCGAGCTCGACGAGCAGGACTGGCTGATCCTGCTCACCCGTTTGAGGAACAACCAGCTCAGCTATCAGCAGCTCTTCGCTGACTGCAACCCGAGCTACCCGAACCACTGGCTCAAGCAGCGTGCTGACGCTGGCGCTATCACCCTGCTGGAGTCGGTCCACGAGGACAACCCGCAGCTCTACGACCACGACGCGAAGCAATACACACCCTTCGGCATCGAGTACTTGAAGACGCTCGACTCCCTGACCGGCTACCTCCACAAGCGCTTACGCATCGGGCTATGGGTGGCAGCCGAGGGCATGTTCTTCCCCGAGTGGGACCCGGACGTCCACGTCGTCGACCTCGAAGGCGAGGACCTACCCCGTGACTGGCCACGCTGGATCAGCGTCGACTATGGCTTCGCGGTGCCCTTCTGCGCGTTGTGGTTCGCACGTGACCCTGAGACACGCGAGATCTGGTGCTATCGCGAGCTGTACGGCGCCGGCTATCGCGACGAGCAGCAGGCCGACCTGATCAAGCAACGCATGGCTGACGAACGTGTGCTGCAGCTCTGCCTCGACCCGAGCATGTTCAGTCCCAGGACCGAACAGAACCGCCCCAGCATTGCACAGGTGTACGCGCAGCGCGGACTGGCCACACGTGTGACACAGGGCATCTTCCCGGCTCAGAACAACCGCCGACAGGGCTGGGCTGTCGTCCGACGCTCGCTAGCCCACGACGACGGTGCGCCACGGCTACGCATTGTGAAGGGGGCCTGCCCTAATCTCGTCAGAGAATTGCCGGCACTCGTCCGCGATCCGCTCGACCCCGAAGACACCCAGCAGACCGTGCGCAGCAAGGAAGTGTCGGACCACGCAGTCGATGCGTTGCGCTACGGTCTGACTACTGAAGCCTTGCCGGCGCCTCCGCAAGCTTTCCGCGCAGTATTTGGTTGATATACGATATGTGTTGTGCCCAGACGCAGCGAAGAAGTGATCTTCAACGGCATCACCTTTCGGCGCTACCCCGATTCGAAAGCGTGGGCCGACTGTTGGTACTACACCCCAAATGGGCGATACCGGCTACAAGGCGTCGGCCGACTGCACCAAGAGATCTGGAAAGCGGCGCATGGGCCTATCCCGGCTGGCTTTGAAATCCACCATGTCGATCGCAATCCGCTCAACAATTCGCTCGACAACCTCGAAGCCATCCACCCACACGCTCACCGCGCCATCCACGAACCGGACTGGGTCACCAACCAGCGTGAGCGAAGTTTCACCCCCAAAGCACAAGTGCTCGCCAATGCCTGGCATCGCAGCCCCGAAGGCCGCGCGTGGCATAGCCAGCACGGAAAGGATGCGTGGGGGAAGCGCCAGCCTATCGAACGCGTCTGTCAGCAGTGCGGCACCTCATACTCGTCAATTACGCGACGCGACACGCGCGATCGCTTCTGCTCACCAGCATGCAAATCCAAGTGGCGCCGAAAAGCCTTGCTCGACGACACCGCCGTGGTCTGTCCAATCTGCGGCGTCAGCTTCCAAACGAACGTGTATCGCGGCTCAGAAACCTGCTCGCGAAGGTGCGGCGCCTTTCTTCGTGAACAGCGCAAGCGCAGCCACTAAGATACGGGCTATGTACGGAGGCGCTACCGGCGCCACCCTCCGCGGTTCGAGCGATGTTCGGATAGGCGTGGCTACCTTCAGCGTCTTCACCGATGAAGCCTCCGGCGAGCACACCATCAGCCTGGTGCAGAGCGACCCTGTCATCGAGATCGCCGACCAGATCCTCGAGTTCGCCGACCCCAGCTTCGTCAGCATCGGCGATGGCATCGTGACCTTCCACTGCACCAATGGCGACGTCACCTATGGTCTGCGTGAACATGACGACCTGCGCGAGACGTGGCTGGGTGTGCGCTCCGGTGTCGCTGAAGAGGACCTCGTCGAGTGACCATCGGCCGCGACCGTCGCGAAGACTTCTCGCTGATGGATTGCCCGGAGCGGCTCAACGGTCCACACTGCCCGCATCAACTCACCGAGCACGTGCACAGCGCCAGCATGCAGTGCTGCTGGTGTGGCGCACAGTGGACCGAGCCACGCGCGCAGGCGTTCGATCGACACGGGACATACGTACCTCGTTCGGCCAGCAGCCCCGACGAGCCACGCACACGCGAGGGGAGGTCGTAATTGGCTGTAGCCACACCTCAGCGAAGCCGAGGCATCAGTGCTGGCAACAACGTCAGTCGTGAAGACGCACGTCTGTTGGACCAGACCCTCGACCTCACCAACGAGCTCAAAGTCCGCTTCCGTGTGCGCAACCAGCTCTACGCCTTGATCGACAGCGTCATCTTCCAGGACACCTACGTGGAGATCCCCGAGGCGTACCGCAAGACAGCACTGGAGATGCGCAATCCGCTGGCAATCGACATCGTCGACACCACCGTCTCGGCACTATGTGCCAACCCACCCACCACGCAGTACCACCCGACGGCCTTTGGCGACGCCGCGCAGCAGAACGCCACACTCAGGGAGCACTTCTTCGATTCGAGTTGGAAACGCCAGGAGCAGGACTCTCGACGGCCACTGCTGCGCTCGCTGACCTACTCGACGGTGGCCAAGGGTGAAGGCATCCTCAAGACCATCAGCCGCGCCGCGTCAGCCTGGCGGGAGTACAGCGACCAGGTCAAGGCCATCGAAGAAGAGATCATGGCCGAAGAGAAGTACGACGCCGACGCCCAGCGCCGGCTGTTCGACAAGCAGACCGAAGAGCTCAAACTCCTGGCGCCGTACCCCATTGCCAGCACTGACGTGCCCCCCGAGACGCACTACTACAACCAGAACGAGAATGGTTTCACGGCCAACGTCGAAGTCAAGACGATGCCGTACCTCGAAGCGCTGGCCCGCTTTGGAACAGGCCTCGATCGCGACGGTAACGTGCTCAGTCCAGATGACTGGCGCCAGCTCGATCCACGCGCCATGTCCCTCGCCCGTGCCGAGTGGCCCAGGATCGTCCAGCAACACCGCCAGATCACGGTGATTGAGGCGTGGGACTACCAGACGTGCGCCATCATCTTGTTAGGGCCGGGTCAG